ACCTGCAGCACCCCCACCCCCACCCATGGCTTTGCCTGTTACCCCTGCAGCTGCAGATACACCTGCAAAAATAGCAGATGCTTTAAAGTGGCCTGCTGCCTCAGCCTGTCCAAATGGTTTAAACAGTGCTGCTGTGCCCTGTGCTAATTCCATCAGACTCTGTATTGCTGCTTGCCTGCCTAGTGCGATCAATATTTGCCCGGTGGCCTTGGTGAAGCTCTCACCAAACAACAGAGATGAGTATGCAGCCTCTGCTAGCCCTGCGCCATAACTACTAGCAAACTGCCCTATCTGTTCTATCTGAGCTTGTGTGCTAGCCTCAATGATGCGCTCACGCTCGATGGCCTCACGCCTGTTTAGTTCTGTGATCTCATTTTGAGTAGTAGCATTGAGATGGCGCTCACGCTCATAGCGCAATGTTAATAGAGCCATCTCTTTTTCTAGGCCCTCACTCATCATCTGCAGATCAAACTCTAGTGAGCTATATGCCAGAGTCTCAGCCTGCTTTCTCATTTCCTCCTCACGCTGCCTGCGCTGAGTCTCAGCCTGCTCACGCTTGGTGGCCTCCTGCTGATTAATCTGAGTGAGTGCTATCTCATAGCGCTTAGCAGCGATCAGCCCCTTTTCATGATTGCCCTCTGCTGCAGTGAGCTCATCTTTATAGCGCTCATTTGCAATCTGCAGAGCTGATGCACCATCAAGCGCCATCTGCTGTAGCTCAAGCTGCCTGAGCACTCTGAGATCAGCTTGTTTCTGTCGCTCAAGTGCCATCTCTTTAATGCGCTGATCATCAATGCGTTTGATTGAGCTTTTAGCGCTTTGTTTTTCTGATGCCTGTGCTGCCTGCCTTCGTTTAATCCTTAGAGCTTCGATCTGCTTTTCTTGATTAAATTCTGCTAGCTTCGCTTTGAGCTTATCCTCAAGCAGTGCCAGGGCTTTAGCATCCTCTTTATTTACCTCAGCCTGCAAAAGTGCAGTCTCTTTTGTTGCTGTGATTTCTATCTGCTGTAATTTAAGGCCCTGCTCAGTGAGATCAATCTCAGCTTGTCTCAACTGCAGTGATTCCAATAGGGCTATATTTTCTTTAACTCTGCTGAGCGTGGCCTCTGCTGATGAGTCCTCTAAATCAGTGTTGAGCTTAGCAGCTGTAGAGATCTTTTTATTGACCTCATCCTGCATGGGTAACAGTTTGCCCACCTCAGTATTATATTTTGATTGAGCCTCAGCAAGTGATTGGCGTGCCTCTGCTAAACCATCAGTTAAACCAATAGATTGGCTGAGCACATCTAGAATGTTGCCAGAGGTATAGACGCGCTCAGCCTTGGTAACCTCCTCTTGAGCATCTAATATTTTACCATAGCTTTTAGTGAGCTTTTCAAATCTGAGCTGTAATAATTCTTTAGCGACCTGTGCATCAATCGTGGCGCGTGTGAATTCTTTTAATTGCTCTGTGGTAGGTAAAACGCCTTTTTCAGACAGTGCCTCAAGTTTGCTCTGCAAATCACCTGCAGCAGCTGCCATGGCCTCTGTCCTGTTCTCAGCCTCCTGTGCAGCGCCTGAGATATTCATAAAAGTTTCATATAGGGCAAAACCTGCAGCCACCACAGCGCCCACAGCAGGCACTAGGCCCATGAGGCTTGCTGTACTCATAGAGCCCATGCTTTTAGTCGCTGCACCTAGCTCACCCATTGAGCCAACAAGCTCACCCACATTATCAGTGAGACTGCTGAGGCCTTCACCTAGTTTGCTGTTTTCAGAATCAAAGCGCTCAGCCATTTTGCCAGCAGTCTCACCAATACCGCTGAGCCCCTTTTGTGCTTGCTCTGCACCTGATAAGACAACCTCAACCTCAACTTGATTAGACATTATTTTTTGCCTCTCTCATGGTGCGTTCTGTCGCTCGATAGTGGGCTTCTTCGGTATTATAATGTAAAACCTCAATAGCCTCAATGATTGCACATGTGGGGTTTGGATAGCTCTGAGTGATAGGCATGAGCCCTGCTCTATGGCGCTGATATGCCTGCACCACTGAGGCCAATCTATTACTATCAGCTACAGGGCAAGATCTCACCTTATAATCTGCATAGCCCTCTCCACAGTCTGGCGCTATTCTATACCCCATCACATAGCGCCCCTCCTCATCAGTCATACTCTGAGGCAGGCCACGCTGAAAAGGGCCACCACAATTGCCACGCTGAGCGCGTAATTGTGGGTTTGCTCTGCATTGATCACAGGCCCACGCCCTGCCCCTGCTGTGGTTTAACCATATAGCAGAGGCAAGTGCTATTTTCCCTGTTCACCTAGCAAACTGATGCGCTGAATATGCATCACTAACTCACTGATGGTGGCTGCCCTCTGATCATCAGGGCGTATCATTTGCACCTGCTCAATGCTACCAGGCTCACCATCAATGAGGATGAGAGAGGCACTGAGCATCTCAATGTAAACTCTGTTTAAATACGCCTGATAATCAGCCATAGCTGAGCGCTCATCATCATTGAGCTCATGATGCCATCGAGCACGTTCATGCACATCATTAGGGGCCTCAATCCATAACAAGCGCCCAAGCTCACTGCGAGTGTATGCACCTGCCCTCTGCTCAGCGTCCTCACGCTCAGAGGGTGAGAGGGCTTTTAGAGTAAATCTAGTAGCCTCAGCATCAATATGCTGTAACACAGCTCTATCACCACTGCTGAGATAACTAGCCCTTTCCTCTGCAGAGGATTGCACAGATGGATCCACAGTAACCACAACCTCAATAGTATACTCTGCATTACTCGCAAATCTCAGCGCCATATTAGATGCCCAATCCTAGCCTAAATGGTGAGCATCCTGCATTACTCTCATAAGTGGCAGCTAAATCACCTGAGTAATCACCTGCATATCTGCTCTGCTGATAGGTCAATGTTTGTCTCACAATATCATTGCCACTCACATCATAGACATTGGGGTCTACAGTGAGCTGAGCTGCAGGCAGCATGATGGCACAGCCTAGACCATCACCCACAGGGCCTGTGCCAATAAGCACCTGGCGCACTGCTCGATTGAAGAAATCATCCTTGATGGTGGTATTGACTGAGCTTAGTGTGAGGCTCAACTCAACAGCCACATCTGTAATTTCCATATCACTCATGGCTAGAATGCTATTACTATGGCCCAATGGCGTGAGTGTATTGGTAACAGTCACAGAGAACTCCTCAGCATCGAGCGCCAAACGACCCTGCGTCTCACCTACAGTGGCATTAATTAGGCTAGCAGGTGAGCCACTTGAGAGCACTGCATAAGCACCTCTAAAAAATGGCGCGTTGCCTGTGTTGTAGGATGGCTCAACAGGCCCTGCTGCGTTAGCATGATCATCAGTGATATATGCGCTCTGATAGGTAAACTCAGCCATTAAGCGCCCATTGTCTAAACTGATATTGAGTGATTCCAAAACACAGCCATAGGCATAAGTTCTAAAATTGTTGCCATCAATTCTGAAAGCCACGCTTGAGCCATATGTGCCTGCTGTGCCTCTGCTTGGCGTATACCATGTTTGCAAACCTCTCGCAGCTGTGTAGCTCGATGTGCTGAGCGCAGGGCTGATGGTGACATTGCCACCCCCACTAAGGTTGTGATTAGTCACAGCAGAATACTCAGCACGCCCACTGATAGAGGATGAGATGAGCGTGCCTATGTCAGACTCAGCAAATGCACTAGCAGGGGTGAATGTGTTTGCATCCACTGCAGTAGTATTGCCTGTGAGGATTGAGGGCAATTGAGTGAGGAATCCTGCGCCCAATAAATAGCCTAAATAGTTTGATGCGTAGGTATCTGCAGCAGTGCCAATGGTGGTGAGATCAACACGACAAACCACTGAGCCTGTGCGCCTCCTCACTCTATTGCCAGAGCCATCATATACAGTATCAATCTCAGGAGGCACAAAGTATGGGCCATCACGCGCATCATTACGCTCTGAGATTACAGGCTCACCTGCAATCACAATAGGATCACGCTCACAGGGGATTGAGATGAATGTGAGCCCTGATGCTGAGGGGATGCCATCAGAGCCTAATGAGCCAAATGCACTCTCTGATGCAATGCTGAGAGATCGATGTGTAACAGCCATTTTTTATGCCTCCAAATAAAGCAGATCAAACTGCATGGTAAAGATATGGGCGATAATATCGCCCTGTGCGTCTAGTATAGGGTCTAACATGGTGGGCAGTGGGATGAGTGAAACTATGCCAGTGGTAGCAGTCTGATAGTTTGGCCCTTTGAGTGTATCAATCAACTGTGATGCATCCTCATTGATTAACCTCATCAGATAGCCCTGATCGTTTGGGATATCATAGCGCACTCTGCAATTGATGCGTGTGCGTTTTCTGCCACTGATGCCTGCCTGGCCATCATCTGTAGCAAATGCATCAATCTCTAGTGAGAAATATCTATTACTGTTTGGGCGATTCTCAAGCGCTGCCCCATATCCATTGCCCCTGCTTACAGCGACATACCCATGATGAGAATCAGATTTAGGCGTGATGCTCTCGATGAGGTTTTCTAAAAATGTTAGCGCTGAAAATATGCCCTGACTCATTTTGATAGCCCTAATTTTTTACGCACCTCAATTTCAACAGTGCGAGTGAGTATTTTTACATCATCATCAGTGAGCCCTATAAACTCACGCTTATCATTTACATGATAACCATAGCTCTGCACATGCTTGGTGAGGCCTATAGTAAATCTATCAACTGTGGCATCTAATACGATTAAATTATTCATCAGCTGCCCACTGAGCACTAGATCAACCTCAGCACTATCATTGCCACCCCTGCGCCTGCTCTCTTCTTTATATTGTTTATAACCACCCTGATAATAAACTGAGCGCCCTGTGCGTGATGGTCTGCCACCTTTGGGGGCTAAACGTGCGCCACGCTTAGCTACATAGAGAGGCTTTTTAGAGTAATCAGCAAACGCCTCACCATTGGCATCTATGCCCTTTGATGTGCGTAGCTTAATCGCTGCCAGAGTATTCTGAGCTAGTCTCAATGTATCCTGAGCTGACCACAGAGTGCGTGGTATTTTTATATCAACTGAGGCAGCCATCAGTGTTTCATGCCCCTAGCAGGTGAAAAGAATTCATCATTAGAGCTCTTGATGTATGAGCGCCATGAGGCTCTAAAATCAGTGGATGAGCCACCTGTCTTTTTTACACTCTCCTCACCCTCATCAATCACGCCATCACCATCAGCATCTATGGCTACAGATTCAAGCGCTTTACTTAACAGCTCAGAGCACCTAGCCCTCATAGCATCTGCCATATCAAGCTGAGCGCTTTGCTCATAGATCAGAGCAGCTGAGCAATAGGCATGGGCTAGCTGAAATGATTGAGCATTGAAAACCTCATCCTCAGTGAGTTCATCAGCAAGCAAATGAGATCTGATGTGCATGGCTATCTCATCGAGTGCTGCTGAGATCTGTGGTGCAAAATCACTTTGCCTGCGTGGTATCATATCAGCAAGCTGAGCAAATGTGAGCACTAACGAATCATGATCTAGCCCTGTATCAAATGGGCGCAAAGTTACTTTGATTACGCCCTTTTCTGTCTGCTCTCGATTCTGTGAGCCTAGGTCTGCTGTATAGCTCACAGTGTAACTATAATAGCCATCAGTATCAGTGAGCTGAGCAGCTGTGAGTGTAGTGTAATACATAGGCACATGCAGAGTGGCAGCTGTGCTGAGATCAATCTCTCTAGGCAATGGCTCAGCCAATATGGCAGTAGTGCCTACTATGCGTGAGAGAGTCACTGCAAAATAGGTGTCTCCTGAGGTGATCACAAATGCCCTCTGCTGATCAGCCTGCAATGGGTCTGCCTCAGCGCTCAATGTGAGAGTGCGTCTATCTGTTGCAATGGCTGTGATCGATGAGTTAGCCCTGCTTTGAGTGAGGCCTACACTAATGGCAGCAGATGCACCAAACACCTGCAACGTCACTGCACCAGTGGTGGGGCGTGGCGCTGTCCACTGAAACATGTAATCATCATTACGCGCTACTTTGATCATCTTTTGCCCCCACTGTTAGCTTTGCCAATATCTGATGCTGAGGCCTGTGTAAGCTCAGCAGCCTCAATAAATGATTCTGTCACAGGTGACCATGAGTGCCTGCAGTTATACCCACCGCCTGATGTTTTGACTGCTAGCCCCTGCCCATTATTTAAACGCGCCATTTGTGTTTCTGTCACTACCTTATTCACAAGCGCTCTGCAAAATGGGCGTGTGATGCCATCGATGGGGCCTGTGTATAAATAATGATCTAGCCCTGCAGCTGCGCCTGCTATTGCAGTGATACCGCGCCCATATTGAGAGATTTTAGTTTTGATCTCTGTGAGCTGTCTGCCCTGCGCTCGACTCATGCGCACCTGCATATTGCTCATTACTGTATTGAGAGGCACTGCTGCATTGAGATCTCGCAGGCTATCTCTCACCGTTGTTTTAACTGTGGGTATAACCACACCCTCAAAAATATCTGAGATTGTTTGAGTCTGTAGTGTTTCAACATCTGAGGCTATTAGCCCCATGTTAAACTGTGGATCTACAGCGCTCAGTGTTTTATTAACAGCCTCATTAATGCGTTGCTGTTGAGTTATAAACCCATCAATCGCATCACCTAGGCCACCTGTAATCAACAGCTCAAGCAATTGCTCATCTGTTGCCTGTAGTATCACATTAGGCCCTGCACTCTGTACAGTGGCCTCAATGGTATCTAGTAGAGATGAGACTGCAGTGTTTAGTGCAGCCTCAAACTCTCTCTCTGCTCTCACCTCAGCCTGTATTTGATCACGCCTTGCTCTAATCAATGTGGCCATCACGCCTGTGGCGTTTTTAGCCTGCCTAGTCAGATCATCAATAGCGATCTGATCAGCATCTGCCTCAGCAAGTAGCTGAGCATGTTGGGCAGCACCACAAACACAGAGCATGGCGATTCATCAACAGCCTGTTAGGACGTGGCCTAGTGTGCCATCAACCGCATGGAAGGTGTTGACCTCTTCACCCCAAACATAACGTCTTGTTTTGTCGAGGCTATCATATTGGCCTGCCACCATATCAGAGAAGCGCAAATCAAGTGCAGCCACAGGCATGCCCTTTACATTGCCAGACTTTTGCACAATCGCATCAGAGCCTCTGAGGATACCCATAAAGCATTTAGTACCATCCCAAATAGCTGCTTCTGATGAGGTTGCGCCAGGTACTGCAGTCTCTCTGAGCGCTTGCCCTACATAAATGTTAGGGATACCAAGCACATCACGCAGTACAGAAAGCACTGCCTCATCATTAAGAATCTGATTACCTGATGCAATGCCTGCAGTGCTATCACCAACATAGCCACGCACCTCAGGGTTTTTGGCTAGGTCACGAAAACAAGCACGTCCCAAAATAAGGGTGTCCGGATTGATGCCATGAGCTGCTGCAAACACAGTGTCTTTAAGGTCAAACAGGTATGAGAGAGGCTCTGAGCCTGCTGCGCCAAATGCTGCAGATGCTGCTGATGTGGTGAATGTGCTAGTGTTAAATAGCACATCTGCTAGTCTTTTCTCTCGGTCGAGCTTGAGAACTCGCGCAACCTTTCGAGCAATACGCGCCTCTTCATTGCCAGGATATTGGCTATCAAAGATATCCTCCATTGCAATGCTATCAGATGCGCTGTAGATCTTGGCCTTGAAGGTTTGGCTTGAGCGATCAAAGCCCCCAATCATAGCGCGTGATGCACCTGGTGCTCTTTCGAGATCAAGCCCTGCAGCTGCGCCCATGAAATTGCGCGTCTCTTCTAATAAGAGAGTGCCTGAGCGCTCAGGTATTTTGATGCTCTCAATGCACTTGTCTGCGATGAGCTGATTATCTGATGGCACTGCCTCAGCAACTAGGCCACTGAGGATCTGATCAACAGGATGTAAATTAGAGTATGATGATGCCATGTGGTTTATCTCCTATTAGGCATTGAGGCTGCTAGGGCCAAAGAAATACACAAAGCCCTGCTCGTTAGCATTAACCTGTGTTTGATTGATGTTAGGCAATAGGCGTGCAATTGGGTAAAAAGTCACATCTGCAGCCTCACAGGGTTGCAGCTTGCCATTGGTAGCAGCAGAGAGAATTGGCGTAGTCTCATCAATTGCCTCTGATGCAATCATACGAGTGATGCCATGCACCAAAACCTCAACAGCATCACCAGTGGCACATGCACGCTGTGCCACACCTACCACCTTGTTATCAGTAGCAGCATCAGTGATGACAATCTTGCCTGCACTGTCCATAGAGACAACAGCAAACTCAGTGATGGCCTCAGCAGCCACAAAACTCATGATGTTATTATTAGTGCTCATATGGGTTAGCCTCCAAATGCTTGAGCGTAGTAGTCAGGGTTATCCTGTCGAAATTGATTTAATGCCTCAGAGTATGTAAGGCCCTTTTCTGCCTGCAACTCTTGAACACGCCTATTTAAAGTGGCCTTTGTGATTTCCTCACCTGATGCGCCATGCCCAATCTGAGTGAGAGGCACTGCACTATTAGCAGGGCGCTCAGAAAACATCTGCCAAAATTCAGGCTGTAGCTCACGCATAGCAAATGCACTGTGCGCAACCTTCTCCTCATTGGGTGTGATGCGCCCCTCTCTCAAGAGAGCGCCAACAGCCTCACGCGCTAAAACTGCGCGCTTCTCAGCCTCAATGGCCTCAATACGCTCAGATAGCTTATTATTAGCCTCACGCAATGATTGTACCTCAGAGAGTAGCGTTGACTCTGAGAGCTTCTCACTCATGGCATAGCCTTTTTTCTTTTCTTCCTCAGTCATTTGCTCGGCCTCATCAACAGGCTCATCAGTGACCTCCTCAGCCATCTGCTCGGCCTCATCCTCAGCCTCTACAAGTTTGGCCTCATTATCTGCGGCCATCTCTGCAATTTTGTTTTCGAGTTCACGCACCATCTCATCCTTAGCAATGAGCATAGCGCGCAAATCCTCAACAGACATAGACTCTAGATTATCAATCATAGATATCCTTTCATTGAG